GCTTCGAGTACATTAACAGTGCCTTGCACGTTAGACATGAATGCCTGTGCTGGGTTCTGTTCACAGTCTCGAACGATAGAACGAGCTGCTGTGTGGATAATTGCGGTTGGTGAGTTCTCTTGAACAATATCAACGAAGTCTGATGAACAGACGTCTACAGCATAGCTCTTACCAAGATGATTAGGCAAGCGCATATGGGATCGGGAACACGCAATGATGTTCCCCATCTCCATGTTGTATTCGTTAATGAGTGTAGAACCCAGGAAACCAGATGAACCAGTAATCAGAGTTTTAGTCATACTTTAATCTCAACAGTAAGGATATTTGGGACAGTAATTGTCCGCCATGCGCCAGTGTCGATATCCCACACAGGGAGGAGATCGTCCTTCGGTTCTTTGACCCGTTCAGTTTTGCGCTCATGCGGAATAGCAATGTCTTGCTTGAGTGTGCACTTCATTACACGCTCGGTGCCATCCTTCTTCGTGAAGGTAATGACAGCTACAAAGTTTTGTAGGAACTCTCGAAGAGATTCTTTTGTATTAGTCAGCTCGAGGCTGGGGGTTGTCGAGCCACTCGACAAGGTTGTCGTATCCACCGATTTTCACTCCATCAATAACAATAAAAGGAACAGTGCGGACGTCAGGGAACGTGTCCATGAAATCCTCACGTAGCATATCAACACCAACAAGCACCTCGGTGTATTCTTTACCCCTGAATGCCAGCAACGCCTTAGCCTTTACACAATACGGGCAATTCGTCTTAGAGTAAACAGTTATATTACTCATTTTCGCCTCGTCCACCATAAATGTTAGCTGTACGGCGTGGGTCACCCCAAAGATTGTTAGCTCGTACTCGTACGAAACGCATGTTGCTTTGCACACCTGGAACAGTGATCCATGGATTCTTACCAGCCTGCCAAGCTTTTAGCTTGTTCATGGCCTTCTCCATTTCGGACCGATCCTGTCTCACGAGCTTTACAGTTGATCTTGCAATAGAGTGACGTTCACCCTTAGATACAACTGTCGAGCGTGATCTTTTCTTACCCATTAATTATTCACCTTTCACTTTGTTACCACGTTCTAGTACTTCTAGACCATGTTCTCTGTCAATGTACATGTATTCAATTTTAGTTGGCTGGAACTCTTCGAGCAGCCCAAAAATGACGTTTGTGTCTAACGCTCCACAAGTATACACATCTAGCATAAAAAGTCCAGGGTCTACTTCGTCCCATGTGTGGATAACTGCGTTAGATGTGTTGAGGATAACGTCGCATGTAAGGCCACGATTGCCTACCATGTCTGAGTATATAGCTCTCGGAGGAGCTAGCTCTTTCATCCCAATAGAGGCAACCATGTTGGACATCCATGCTTCCATTCGAGCAGTGTCCTTAGGTGGGTTGCGTACTTCTGCACGGACGATCAGATGCTTGTGTTCGAGAATCTTTGCCACTTCATAGAGACTTTCTTACTTATCGTTAATGATTGAGTGTAACACTGAGCTTATTTCCTCAATGTCAAGTTTGTTGAGAATATTACGCTTATACATTTTAGATCTGATGTTGGAGTTTAACCAATTCTCAGACTCTAGTGCGCCTACGCAATACAAGAACTTTTCTTCAAGGTAGTTGAGTTGGCCTTTAGTATCGGCAAACACAAGCACCTCTCTAACAAAGTTGTCAGTCCCCTCATGTTCCACAAGCTGCTTAACTTCTGGGGAGGAAGACCAATACTCTCTCCAATCACTCTCGACTCTACTACGAATAATCTTCTTATTCTTTTGTCGTCTATGAGCTTTTGTGAGTAGTTTACGTCCAATATACTTTTTAGAGGTTGGTCGGTGAGTGATGATGTAAATGAATCCTTGCGCCTTCGCAGGAATCACATCATCTGTCAACTCACAACCTTTATATAACCATGACATAGATAGCTCCACCATTTGGTAGGCTATTTATTAGTCTTCAATATCGTAGTCTTCGTCTTCTTCAAAGTCATCCTCGTCCTCGTCCGCGGATTCAACTTCAGAACCACAATATGGACAGAACGCGACTAGCTCATCGGTGTCCGAAACGACACGAAATTCGGCCCAACAACCCTCGCACTCAACCCAATCTTTCATTGGCATATTCCTTCTTATTTGTTTATTTACAGACTGAATCCCTTGAACGTATCAGTAGTTACGTCCTGGGTTACTCCACCTACAATGTATGATGTAATTTCTGTTTCCTGTGGAGCGACCTGTACATCAGAGCCTGCGATCCACTTCTGCGTCCATGGCAGTGGGTTTGAGCCCCCTTTGAATTGTGATGGTAAACCAATAGCTGTCATACGCTTATTGGCAATCCACTCAACATAGTCACATAGTAGCTTTTCATTAAGACCGATCATCGAACCATCTTTGAAGAGATAGGATGCCCACTGCTTTTCTTGATCAACCACATCATTAAACATCTGAATGCATTCGGCTCTTGTTTCCTCAGCGATCCTTGCAAAGTCTGGATCTTCCTTTGGAAGAATCTTGAGGAGCTGCTGTGTAGAAGCAAGGTGAACGTTTTCATCACGAGCAATAAACTTAATGATCTTGGCGTTGCCTTCCATCTTCTTGAGCTCTGCAAAGTTCCACGAACATGCAAACGAGACGTAGAAGCGAACACCTTCAAGAGCATTCACGGCATTAAGACAGAGCCACAGCTTCTTCTTGTGTTCATACATACCAACTTCATGATGATTCCAATGAATTAGATCATCATAGTACTTACTGATGCTATCAGCACAGTCTACGATCTCCTGGATGTCCAGCATCTCATCAAAGACTCTGGAAGGATCAGAATAGACGTTACGAATGATATGAGTATAGGAACGGGAATGAATCGTCTCGAAAAACGTCCAAGTCTGGATCCAGGTTTCCAACTCAGGAAGCGAACATATTGGAAGAAAAGCCAAAGATGGAGCGCGGCCCTGGACTGAGTCAAGAAGAATCTGACGTTTAAGATTAGACGTGAAAATGTGCTTCTCATGATCATTGAGTCCTTTGAAGTCTTTAGAGTCTTTAGATAGCTCCACTTCCTCAGGCCGCCAGAAGAACGACATCTGCTTCTCTGTGAGCTTTTCAAAAGCTGGGTATCTCACCTTATCATAGCGAGCGATGTCAACTGCGTCGTCAAAGAAACACGTACGCTCTAGGTGACTCTTCTGCTTTGATGTACTAAAAACTGTCAATTTACCAATCTCCGTCTTCTATCCATTCGATCCAATGGTAGGGGACAACTCTATCCACTACCTGACCGTCCTGTAACTCTAGTTTAAGCTCTACGGCCGTCGATTCGTTATTGCGGCGAAAATATTCAACGACCTTGTAAATCTTGCCTACATCTTGCCAATCGTCACTATCGATCTTTATATATCTTGTGTTATTCATTATCTCATTCTCAGTCTGTATACGCTTTTGATTTAGCTCCACACTACCATCTTCCATCGTTCGCTCCCTATACCGAAGAAGTTGCACTTGTAATCCGATTGACCAAAGAAGTCTAGATTGTACCACTCATCCTTACGCTTTAGGATCTCTTTAGCACAATCATCCCAATCCATTCCGGCAAGCTGGTGCTCTACGGATTGCTTCTTGTCGTTGATTTCATTAAACTCAAAACCATCGTACTCCCAGTGGAGCACTTCAAATGTATTACCCTCACTATCGTAGTAATCCATTGAAAAGTCAAGCCCCCATTTGGGCTTTATGTTTATTAGTTTGTAATAAGCGGGATATATTTTAGCCCACTCTTTGAGCTGTTCTAGCGCTCTGCCTGTGTAACCTTTACGTTCGAATAGCAAAGCGTGGTTGAGAACGGCTCCTTCCTTCTTATAAGGCTGTTCTAGCCACGTTTGTCTGATAGCTGCTATATGATACCGGTGAGTGTCGTATGAGCCTTTATTAGCGTGGCAAAAGAGCTTCTCAGTAGTGCATAGATCGTAACCGTTTTGATCAAACAAGTCATGTGTCTCGTATGGAGGCGCCGAGTCATGATAGACTGGCTCCTCCCAATACGGATTAGGATTAAATTGGTTATTGGTTACTGTTAGATCTTGCAAGAGTCGCAGTCCTCGTCGTCAGTTTGACCTGGCGCGAGATCTGAAACATCAATCTCACCCGCTCCGTCGTTTGTATTGAAGTAGTAGCCTGTCTTAATGCCATACTTATACATCATGAGAAGGTGCTTCAACATTTCTGACATGGGTATTTTACCCCCATCATAGAACTTTGGATTGTAAGACGTGTTAGTTGATATTGACTGATCGATAAACTTTTGTAGGACTGCCATGATCTTGATATAACCCTCAGGAGAAGGCTGATCCCACAGCAGTTCGTACTTGTTCTTCAACTTTGCGATTTCTGGAACCACTTGCTTGAGAACGCCATCCTTCGACTGCTTGATTGATACAAGGCTACGTGGAGGTTCAATTCCGTTAGTCGAGTTACTGATCTGAGCCGAAGTTTCAGCAGGCATAAGAGCCATGAGAGTCGAGTTACGAATGCCGTATAGAATTGCATCGCTTTTGAGTCCTGGCCAATTCATCTTATAGTTAGGCGCAACCAATTCGTCTACATCTTTTTTGTACGTATTGATTGGCATCTGACCTTTTGAATATAGCGTATCAGATGTCTTGAGACATGGACCATATTCCCGAGCAAGATCTACTGATGCTTTGATTAGGTAGTAAGACCAAGCTTCGGCGTACTCGTGAACCAGATCAAGATTAGGATCGGAATAAGTGCTACCATTCTTAGCCAGCCAATAGGCGAAGTTAATAATGCCAACTCCAAGAGGACGGCGGTCCATAGTGCCCAGTTGGGCAGCTCGAACCGGGTAACTTTGGTAATCGAGGAGCGCGTCGAGTGCTCTAACGGCGAGCGTACACGGCTTCTCAAAGTCACTTGGCTTCTTGATCTTACCCCAGTTGATGGCTGCAAGTGTACAGAGCGAAATCTCTCCATCTTCATCATTAATGTCCTTCAACGGGGTTGTTGGTAGTGTAATCTCCTGACAGAGATTAGACATCTTGATCAGAGCCTTATTCTTATCGAACGAGCCGTGATCGTTACAGTGGTCTACGTTTTGGAAGTAGATTCGTCCTGTGTCTTTTCGCTCTTGCATGAAGGCTGAGAAGAGATCAGACGCAGGGACGGTCTTTTTTCGGATGGAGGTTTTTCGCTCATACTTCTCGTATAATTCACGGAACGTCTCAACATCTCGAAAGAACGCGTCGAAGAGATCCGGGCAATCATGAGGTGAGAAGAGGGTGATATTACCTCCAGAAAGAAGTCTTTCATACATTACCTTATTA